CTCAAGACCAATGCGCTTGAGACTGCCGTGGAGTTTGCCGAGGCGGCGTAACTAAATAAAAACCTACCGCTCAACCTTTCGGTGTAGAGTTTGTCGCACAGCGATGGTAGTTTTGTAGGATCAAGTTGGATGCGCACCAACAGAGATAAACCGAATTCTTTTTGGGATGTATATGAAAATAATTGAAGAATTGAAATACAATTACAGTGATGTTTTGATTGTGCCAAAACGATCAAAACTCAAGTCACGATCAGAAGTTGACTTGAATGTAAATTACACCTTCAAGCACTCAAAGAAAAAATACACTGGCACTCCAATCATGGCAGCAAACATGGATGGGGTGGGCACTTTTAATATGGAAAGTGAACTTGACAAATACAACATGTTCACTTGTTTGATTAAGCATTACAGCGAAGAAGAATTGATTCGTCATTTCAGGTCACCCAAACCAAATTCTGCGATTTCAATTGGCACTAATAATAATGACCTGATAAAACTGACTAGAGTTTTCAAGGCATCCATACCTCAATATATTTGCCTTGATGTTGCTAATGGTTACACGGATTCATTTATTGATACAATTCGGATTTTGCGGACTCAATTTCCAACCACCACGCTCATTGCGGGTAACGTTGTCACTGGTGATATGACAATGGAGTTAATTAAGAATGGCGTTGATATTGTTAAAGTTGGTATTGGTCCTGGTAGTGTGTGCACTACTCGTCTACAAACTGGAGTGGGCTACCCGCAATTGTCAGCAGTACTCGAATGCGCTCATGCTGCTCACGTTTTGGGCGGTCATATCATTGCTGATGGCGGCTGCACTTCTCCTGGCGATGTTGCTAAAGCATTTGGCGCAGGTGCCGACTTTGTAATGCTTGGCGGTATGCTCGCTGGTCATGATGAGGGTTGTAGGAAACCCATTGATGGTAAAGTGATGTTTTACGGTATGAGCAGTGATACCGCAATGAACAAACACAATGGCGGCGTTGCCGATTACCGTAGTAGCGAGGGCAGAACCGTCACCATACCTTATCGTGGACCAGTGTCCAATACGGTCAGAGACTTGCTCGGAGGGCTCAGAAGCGCATGCACTTACGTAGGTGCAGCCAACCTTTCTCAATTTGCAGACAAGGTTGAGTTCATAAGATGCACCGACACTCACAATAGAGTTTTTACCACTTGACTTTATTTCTGAAATGCCGTAATATCGTATTATGAATAGTAAATTGATATTGACAGATTGTGATGGTGTGCTACTCAATTGGGAGTTTGCATTTGAATGTTGGATGGAGACTCATGGTCACAAGGTTGTAGACACTAGTGCTTACAACATTGGAGAACGTTACGGTATTGATAACGCTAAAAAACTGATCAGGCAGTTTAATGAGTCTGCGGCGATTGGGTTTTTACCCCCACACCGTGATGCCATGTATTACGTCAAGCGACTTCACGAAGAGCACGGTTACGTTTTTCGCGTAATCACTTCACTGAGCCTTGACCCTTATGCCAAGCGACTGCGCGAAAAGAATTTGATCAAGTTGTTTGGTAGTGCAATCGAGTCAGTGATTTGTCTTGACACTGGCGCTGATAAGGATAAGGTACTTGAACCCTATCGTGATTCGGGGTTGTACTGGATTGAAGATAAGGTCGAAAATGCTGTGGTTGGTTCTGATATTGGGTTGAATTCAATCCTAATGGAACACGAACACAACATGCATTATATTGACAACCTGATCCCACTGGTCAGGAATTGGAAGGAAATTTATGAAAAAATTCTTATGGAGGAAGAAAATGTTTGATGATAATTTTGAAGAAGATTTGCCTACGGTTTTGCCTGCTGTAGTCTTTAAGACTCGAGTGCGCGATGAATCAGTTGGTGGACCAAACCCATACCGCTGGGAGGATGTTTCATCCTATGATTATTTCGGTGGCAAACGTGTAGTTGTTTTCTCATTGCCTGGTGCATTCACCCCAACCTGCTCAACCTATCAGTTGCCTGGGTTTGAGGAAATGTATGAAGAGTTCAATGCGCAGGGTGTTGATGAGATTTATTGCGTATCAGTCAATGATGCTTTCGTTATGAATGCTTGGGCAAAGGCTCAGAACATTCAAAATGTCAAAGTCATTCCTGATGGCAGTGGTAACTTCACCAGCAAAATGCGAATGCTAGTTGATAAGGACAACCTTGGTTTTGGATACCGCTCATGGCGTTATGCCGTGGTTGCTGACAACGGTAAGATTGAAAAGTGGTTCATTGAGCCTGGCAAAAAGGACAACTGCCCAACTGATCCATATGGCGAAACTTCACCAAAGACAATTCTCAATTGGCTCAAAGGTGAAGAGGATGCGCCTTTTTAATTGAAATAAATATCAAACTAATGGTAGTAAACTGACTGTTAAAAGTGTTTCGGACGTGGGTGCGATTCCCACCACCTCCACCACTATGGGGGTGCACAGTTTCGACGGAGCAAGTAATAACCAGACGGCTACCAGTGAGGCGACTGACTTAATCAGCGCAAAATAGTAACTGCAAACGATAGCAATTACGACATGGCTCTTGCTGCTTAATAGCAGTATAAGAATACCAGAGTTGACTACTTGGTAACAGAATAGTCAGGGGTGGAAGTGTAAAAACTGTCCACCCTTTTCTTTCAACTGCAATAATGGAGGCAAATACACATGAATGCAGTAGACACATTACATCGTATTGAAAACTATTTTGATAGAAATCATAATTTGTTTTTGAGATTTGGTGGACTCTTTGCTCTAGTTTTCTTCACCCTGTTTGTACCCTATAACATAGTTGACAGGATGCAAGACAAACTTGAAGCGCAAAAAGAAACAAATGAACTTCTTGTTTCAGAACTTGAAGTGTTGACTCATAAAGTCGAATTCCTCAACCTCTCTTATGAAAAGAAAAAGGCAGTGTTGAAGGAAGTTGAGTGTTTGGCGAGAAATATTTACTTTGAGGCTGGTGGCGAACCACACGCTGGTAAAGTCGCAGTCGCTGAAGTGACTATGAACCGTGTCAAAAGTAAACAATACCCAAGAACAGTTTGTGGTGTTGTTCACCAAAAGGTCAAGGGTGTTTGTCAATTTTCTTGGGTTTGCGAGGATGGCAAAATTGTCCGACGTAACCAATCATGGAAAGAATCCGTGAAAATTGCTGAGAACATATTGATTTTAAAACGTGACTACGGTATAATTGGTAATGCGACATTCTTTCATGCAGACTATGTTGAGCCTAGTTGGTCAAAGACCAAACAATTTGTCAGACAAATAGGCAATCATTTATTTTACAAGGGGTAATATGCAAACTGAAGAAGTGGTAGTGCAAACAGCACTGACATCGGAAAATTTCATTCGTGAGATTGATAAAATCGTAAATGACCTCGGTATTACATATGTGGATGCTGTTGTACACTTTTGCGAGAAAAACAATATTGAGATTGAAACTGCCGCCTCAATTGTCAAAAGCAATCCAAAGATGAAGTCAAAACTTCAGTCTGACTATGAGAATTTGAACTACCTCCCAAAGCGTGCTAAATTGCCTGTATGATTTCATTGAGTATGAGTCCATTTGAAGCATATAAAAAATTTCTTGCTCTCAAATATCACTTTGACGGTGGGTACGATTACTTCAAGTACCAGGGAAAGGTCAAAGCAACCAGTGACTCATTTGAGCGACGCAAAGACAAGTATCAGTTTTATAGACTGAGCAAGCATAAAGATGCTGAAAAATTTTTGGTATCCAACTTTGTCGAACGTGATTTGAAGTGGGTTGGCGACTTATTCAGTGATGATGCTGAGGAAATTTATAACAACTGGCTCAAAAAGCAGGAGTCATTGACATATATTTTTTCTAATGAGACAAAAAAGTTATTGACTAAATTTGATGAAAACATTATAATTAAAGATGGACAGCATCCACACTTACTCAGGATGTTTTTGCGTAAAGAAATCAGCATTGAAACCCTGATCATACTGAATGACATCTTCAACTTTTTTCCATATTGGAACAAGAAAATTGAAGACACCATTATTTGGCCAGGCATATATAATAAGTGTCTGAAGTATAAACCATTCGTACAGTATAACGTTTTCAAATGTAAGAAGGCATTGAAAGAAACGTTCAGTTGAATTGAGGAGACTTGAATGAAATTTTTAGGTATTCGTAACGGTCATGATTGTAACATTGCATATTCAGACGGCATCAAGGTTCGCTATGCCAAAATTGAACGCAATGTCCAAAAGAAGCACTACAACACCGCATCCATCAAGGGTGGCGATGTAGAAAAGAAGGATGATGTTCCAGAGTTACTTCAGCATGCCAAAGACATTTTTGGTATTGACCTACAGGAACTTGATGGCATCTGTATTTCAAATGATCCAGGACTTCATAAGTTGGATCGTGAAGTTCAAATCAATGAGAACTACTTTGAAATCGACAAAAGCAAAAATGAACTTTGGTCGCAATTCAAGTGCCCAGTTTATCGCGTTGACCACCACTACTCACACACTTTGAGTTGTTGGCCACTTGTCGATCTTGATACAGTATCAACCCATTTTGTTCTTGACGGTTTGGGTGATCACGGTCGCATTTCTGGTATTTTTAAGAATGACCAACTCGTTGAGTATGTAGACCGTAGCGAAAACATGGGGCTGTCAGTCACCATGGAACAGGTTGGACAAAAGATCGGCATTGAAGGAATTGTTCTTGATATTGCTGGCAAACTGATGGCACTCAAGTCATTCCACAATGTCCCCGATGATTTGACCAACCATTTGATGAAGTTTGTTGAGCCACTGCGTTACCGCCACCTCAATCAGTTCATTCAAATTGCAATGCAAGCCAACCAAATGTTGGTTCCAGTTCCCGACGAAAGACAGCAGTTGATTAATCTATCACACTGGATGCATGTGTTTGGTGAGCGCAAGATGCCTGACTACTTCTCACTGTATGCAAATCCAGATGATGTGATTACATACTCGGGCGGTACTGCTCAAAACACCGTGGTGAACACCTCGCTACGTAAACGTTTCAAGAATATGCATATCCCACCTCACTGTCCAGATGACGGTTTGAGTTTGGGTTGTGTTGAGTTCCTGCGTAAACTTTTCTGCCAGCCGAAGTTTGACAATAGCAACTTCCCATATTGGCAAAGTGATCAAGCACCTGATAGCACGCCATCAGCATCCACTATAGAAAAGACCGCGGAATTTCTTGCTCAGGGTAAAATAGTAGCGTGGTACCAAGGCAATGGTGAAATTGGACCAAGAGCGTTGGGCAATCGTTCTATTTTGATGAACCCAAATGTTGAAAACGGTAAGGACATTTTGAATGAGCGTGTTAAAAAGCGTGAACCATACCGTCCATTTGGTGCATCTATTTTGAATGAATACACCAGCCAATATTTTGACTGCGACTATGAAAGTCCATATATGCTTTATGTAATTGATGCTCTTGATAAGACTCAATTCAAACCTATTTTGCACGTTGATGGTACTTGCCGAATTCAAACAGTGAATGAGCAGCCACAATATGCAATTTACCGAGACTTGATCGAAAGTTTCCGACGCAAAACTGGTATTCCAATGGTGCTAAACACTTCACTCAATGTGAATGGCGCACCTATTGCTGGATACGTGGATGACGCAAAGAAACTATTTGATACAAGTGATCTTGACGTTCTGGTTGTTGGCGACGAGATCATGACGAAGTAATATAAATAACCATGCCCACAAGGCATATACTACGATATACAAAGTAATACAACGATATACAAGGAGATACATATGTCATTTGCTGACCTAAAGCGTTCAAGCGCAAGCAGTTTCGATAAACTCATTCAATAATTCTAAAGAAGAAGAAAAGTATTGGAAACCAACTGTTGATAAGGCAGGTAATGGTTTTGCCCTCATCCGTTTTCTTCCAGCCCCAGGCAATGAGGACATTCCTTTTGTCCGCATTTGGGATCACGGTTTCCAAGGACCAAGCGGTCTTTGGTATATCGAGAAGTCACTCACGACTTTGAACAAGGAAGACCCTGTTGGTGAGTACAACAGCAAACTTTGGAACAGCGGTATTGAGTCCGATAAGGAACTCGCACGTAAGCAAAAGCGTCGCCTAACTTATGTTTCAAATATTATGGTGCTGAAGGACTCATCCAACCCTGCCAATGAGGGTAAAGTATTTCTCTTTAGATATGGTAAAAAGATTTTCGATAAGATTAACGATATGATGTATCCTCAGTTTGAGGATGAAAAGCCAGTTAATCCTTTCGATCTTTGGAAGGGTGCTAACTTCAAGTTGAAAATTCGTAATGTTGAGGGATACCGCAACTACGATAAGTCCGAATTCGATTCCCCCGCACCACTATTCGATGAGGACGATAAACTTGAGGAAGTTTGGAACAAGGAGTATTCCCTCAAGGAACTCGTTGACCCGAAGCACTTCAAGTCCTATGCGGAACTCAAGGCACGTTTGGATATGGTTTTGGGTCTTGATGGCTCAGCACCACGTCCTAACACTCGCGCCGAACTCGCTACGGAGGATGCTACTGAAGCACCTACATTCAAGGCGAAGGAGGCTCCAGTCACTGCCACAAGCAGTGATGATGACGAGGATCTTGAGTTCTTCAAGAAACTTGCTAGCGAGGATTAATTCGCGGCTGAAGATTGATTGGGTTGGGAGGGGTGGTGAAAGCCACCCCTCTTTTTTTATGCTTGCAATGGTGAAAAGTATTGAATCCAAGTCATCAACGTTCTATCAGAACTTACACT